TAGTCTTGATAAACTCCGCAAGGCAACTATCAATTGGGTAATGCAACCCCTAGGTATTAATACTACCGATAAATATTTGGATAAAAAATTTTGGCTGGATTCTAGTGATCGCTTAATGTATGAGGGCAAAGCCCCTGAACTTTCTGCAACTAAATCAGCACGAATGCCAGCTTTCTTTGAGCATAGTAATGTCAACCTCCCCCAATACGCTTGAAGTCCTAGGGATGCAATCCCGTGGTCTCGTACATCAATTAGAAGAATCATTCCCACCAACTAACCCTAACCCTGAAGATACAATGGAAAAAATTATGTTTAGATCCGGGCAACGTAGTGTTGTGGAATGGATCATTAATTATATAGAGGAAAATTAAATGAGTTTTATTGACACATACGGTGGTAACAAAGAGGCTAGCGCCTCGGGCATGGCTGCTGTACAAAGAGCAATAGATGCTGGGATGACTATCAGTCAAATTCAAGCACAAGCTAAACGAGAAGGTATTGGTTTTGGAAGTAAAGCACAGAACTATATTCGTGAACGCGAAGGTTCATTTATTGCTAAGTATGGCGGTAATGAAGCGACAATGGCTAACGCTGGTGTGCAAGCAGTAAGGGCTGCTAGTGCTGCAGGATTGTCATATGACGAGATGCGTCAGCAAGCAGCTGCAGAAGGTGTGCAGTTTATGGGTGGTGCACAAGAAATTTTTGCACAAGCTCGTGAATCAGACTATCAAAATAAGCTTGCAGAAATGCAACAGCAGCAGAATGCATATTTAAAGCAGTTACAAATACAACAAAAGAGTAGGGCTGATGAACTAGAAGCTAATCAGCTTACTTACTACATAAATCAAGCTAGATCTAATAAGACAGGTGCACTACATATTGGTGGTTCTAATAAAACCCCACGAACCAGTGGTACACAAGGCTTTAAACGTAGGAAACTACAAATTAATCCTGTTACTGCTAATGCTCTTTCAAGTATTCTTGGTGGTACTAAATCTGCAACAACAACTAACACATTGAACGTCTAATGACAGCTAAATCACGTTATGACAGATTGTCTTCAGACCGTTCCCAGTTTCTTAATACTGCTAGACAAGCAGCAGATCTAACTCTACCTTATCTTATCCGAGAGGATGAGACCTATTCTAAAGGCTCACTAAAACTTACAACACCGTGGCAATCAGTTGGAGCTAAAGGTGTGGTGACGCTTGCAAGTAAACTAATGCTTGCATTGCTACCTCCACAAACCAGCTTCTTTAAGCTACAGGTTAACGATGTTAACTTGCCTGGAGAATTAGGGCCAGAGATTAGATCAGAACTTGACTTGTCATTTGCTAAAGTTGAACGCACTATTATGGAGTCTATTGCAGCCTCTAGTGATCGTGTTGTCGTTCATCAAGCATTAAAGCATCTTGTAGTAGCTGGTAATGCTCTTATCTTTATGGGTAAGGAAGGGCTTAAGCTTTATCCTTTAAACCGATACGTAGTAGATAGAGATGGTAACGGTAATGTTATTGAAATTGTAACAAAAGAAACAATCTCGAAAAAATTAATTAAAAAAAATTACCCTGAATTTAAAGAACCTCAACCCAACACACCTAGTGATAACTCATCACGTCATGATGATGAATGTGATGTTTATACACACTGCACTAGAGATAACAATCGTTGGGTCTGGCATCAGGAAGTAGAGGATCAAATGCTATCCAAGTCAATGAGTAAATCACCTATTGACGCAAACCCTTGGCTTGTGCTACGCTTTAATCATGTAGATGGTGAGGTGTATGGACGCGGTAGAGTAGAAGAGTTTATTGGTGATCTAAAGTCACTTGAAGCTCTGTCACAAGCACTGGTTGAAGGAAGCGCAGCAGCTGCTAAGATAGTGTTTACTGTTTCACCATCCAGTACCACCAAACCATCAACGCTTGCAGCAGCAGGCAATGGTGCTATCATCCAGGGACGACCTGATGATATTGGTGTAGTACAGGTAGGTAAAACAGCTGACTTCCAAACTGCTTATCAAATGGTAGGTAGCTTAAGTCAACGATTAAGTGAAGCATTCCTTGTACTTAATGTAAGACAATCAGAACGTACTACTGCTGAAGAAGTACGTATGACTCAAATGGAATTAGAACAACAACTTGGTGGACTGTTTAGTTTACTTACTGTTGAGTTCCTTGTTCCTTATCTTAATCGTAAACTAAACGTTGCACAAAAGACAGGTGAGATTCCACGTTTACCTAAAGGTGATGTTGTTAAACCTACTATTGTTGCAGGTATCAATGCACTTGGACGTGGACAAGACAGAGAAAGCCTTGGTCAATTCCTACAAGTTATTGCTCAAACAATGGGACCAGAAGCTATTCAACAATTTATTAATCCAGAAGAAGTTGTTAAACGTTTGGCAGCAGCATCTGGTATTGATGTATTGAATCTTGTTAAGAGTATGCAAGAGATACAGCAAGAACAACAACAAGCTATGGCTCAACAACAACAGATGATGGCTCAACAACAAGAACCACAAATGGCTGCTGTTGATCAGAAACGTGAGCAAGCTGCAGCCCAAATGATGCAGCAACAAGAACAACAACCACCACAATAATATGGCAGAAACACTTACTATCAATGAAACCCCGGCTGATCAACCAGAACTTAATGCTGATGAGCAAAACTCACTAGAAGTTGCTGAGTCTATTTCTGGGGAAGATCAGACGTTACTTGCAGGCAAGTTTAATGATGCTAAATCATTGGAACAAGCTTACCTTTCTTTACAAAAGAGACTTGGTGAACCACGTGATGAACCAGAAGTTGGTGAAGAACAAGAGCAAGAAGAACCAGCGGCTGAATCCCAAGAAGAAGCAACAAAACCAACTGAAGACTCTGGTAAACTAACAGAACAGCAAGCCAATCAATTGTATGATATGGTTGGTGGTGAGTCTACTTATAAAGACATGCTAAGCTGGGCTGGTGAGTCCCTTTCTCAAGAAGAAATTGAGATGTATGATTCAGTAATGTCTGATGGTAATGCTAATTCTATTTACTTTGCTGTTCAAGCATTAAATAATAAATATACAGATTCTGTTGGTAAAGATGGACAGCTATTAACTGGTAAGCGTTCCGCTGCACAGCAAGACGCTCAGTTCCGTAGCCAACAAGAACTTGTAGCAGCAATGAATGATCCACGTTATGATAATGATCCGGCTTTCCGAGATGATGTTATGCGTAAACTAACTAACTCTGACCTTGATTTTTAATGACTGTTACCACCAACGATCGCGGACAACAAAACCTCTTTGCTAAAGAACCCACCATGTACACTGATGAAAACTACACTGTGAATCATAACGACAAAGCAGAAAAACTAAACGGTCGCCTTGCTATGCTAGGTGTGATTGCTGCGCTTGGAGCGTATGCACTAACTGGTCAACTTATCCCCGGAGTATGGTAATGCCAATGGTTAATGGAAAGAAGTACCCCTATACCGCTGCAGGTATGAAGGCTGCTTCTGGTGCAAAGAAAAAAAAGACTACTAAAAAACCTGCTGGTAAAAAATACTAATGGCTAAGAAAGGTCTTTATGCTAACATCCATGCTAAACGGATGCGCATTAAACAAGGTTCAAATGAAAAGATGCGTAAGCCTGGTAGTTCTGGTGCACCCACTGCTGCTAACTTCAAACGCTCTGCTAAAACTGCTAAGAAAAAATGATTGAATGCCCACAATGTACTGTGCAACAACAGTACGTTCTAGAACAACTACAGACATCTGCTGGTGTTACAGATCGGACTGCACTTGCTGTCATTCTGGGAAACATCCACCAAGAGTCTACCTTTAAACCTAATGTTTGTGAAGGCGGTGCTATCGTTCCTTATGATAGATGCCTTGATGGAGGTTATGGTTTAATTCAATGGACTTCAAAACATCGTTACCTTGGTCTCGGTACTTTCTGTGCTAAGCGTAACGCTGATCCAAGTGGTTTGAAATGTCAAACTGATTACATGATACATGAGATGAGGTTTAGAAAAGATCTTTATGCTTTTCAAACCAATCATCAAACAATACCTTATTACATGAATGCTGCATACTACTGGTTAGGCTGGGGTGTCCATGGTAATAGAACACAACATACTTACTCTTTTTTAACTAAACTACAATGAAATTTTTTGCTATCCTCCCCGCTGCTTTGTTTGCTGCTTCCCCTGTACTGGCTTCACCTTATGTAAACGTTGAAGCCAACTCAGGTTGGTCTGGTACTGATTATTCTGGTACTGTTATTGATAACCACGTTGGTTATGAAGGATCTAATTGGTATCTCCAAGGTGGTCCTAGTATTGTTAGTCCAGATGGTGGTGACTCTGAAGTAGAACTGTCTGGTAAAGCTGGTGGTTCTGTACCACTGGGTGAAAAGCTTGGTGCATATGGTGAAGTATCCTTCATGACTGGTGATGACAACAACGGTTACGGAACAAAGCTTGGTGTCAAGTATAGTTTCTAATAGCTAAATAGAATAAGGGAGGTGCAATTCCTCCCCCTTGGGAGTTTAGCTCAGTTGGTAGAGCGCCTGCTTCGCAAGCAGGATGTCAGGAGTTCGAGTCCCCTAACCTCCACTTGGACAGCCAAGTCCGAAAAATGGTCTTACTTACTAGAACAAAAAACACATGAACTATTACTTAAATGGCTACGTCTACAATTGCGCTACAACAACAAAAGAATATTTGGAACAACTTCTGTGACTGGGTAACCAGTACTAACAACCGACTGTACGTTGGTTGGTTCGGAGTCTTGATGGTTCCAACACTACTAGCAGCTACAGCCTGCTTTATTATTGCATTTATCGCCGCACCCCCAGTTGACATTGATGGCATTCGTGAACCAGTTGCAGGATCGCTCCTGTACGGAAATAACATTATATCGGGAGCAGTTGTCCCGTCTTCAAACGCTATCGGACTACACTTCTACCCAATCTGGGAAGCAGCAAGTCTTGATGAATGGCTCTACAATGGCGGCCCCTTTCAACTGGTCGTCTTTCACTTCCTTATCGGTATCTATGCTTACATGGGACGCGAATGGGAACTTAGTTACCGACTGGGAATGAGGCCCTGGATCTTTGTTGCATACTCCGCACCCGTGGCAGCGGCATCCGCTGTATTCCTTGTTTATCCCTTTGGACAGGGTTCTTTTTCAGACGCTATGCCTCTTGGCATTTCCGGTACTTTTAATTATATGTTGGTATTCCAAGCCGAGCACAACATCCTCATGCACCCCTTCCACATGTTGGGAGTTGCTGGTGTTTTTGGTGGCAGCTTGTTCTCAGCTATGCATGGATCTTTGGTTACATCTTCTCTCGTACGTGAAACAACTGAAAATGAATCGCATAATAACGGCTATAAGTTCGGTCAAGAAGAAGAGACTTATAATATTGTTGCTGCTCATGGGTATTTCGGTAGGCTTATTTTCCAATACGCCTCCTTTAATAATTCTAGGAGTCTACATTTCTTCCTTGCTGCTTTCCCTGTTGTGGGAATTTGGTTCACGGCTTTGGGAGTGAGCACAATGGCATTCAACTTGAATGGCTTTAACTTCAACCAATCCATCCAATCATCTGATGGACACGTAGTTGGAACCTGGGCTGACATCTTGAACCGAGCAGGTCTCGGAATGGAAGTCATGCACGAAAGAAATGCACATAACTTCCCGCTTGATCTTGCGTCAACTAGCTCCACACCTGTGGCCTTAGTGGCACCTTCAATCGGCTAAGTGAGATAGATCTTACAGAGGGGTGCAATTCCCCTCATCACTATTGGCATTGGCCCTTACGAGGATACCCTTTGCCGTCTAGACGGTGGGATAGACCACAATAAAATTAAATAACTCAAAGATCTTTGAGAGTCGATATACTATTACTCTCTTTTTAAATGGCTTTTCAATCTTCTGTTAACCCCGCTCAGCTAACTCAGCTGGGCCAGGCTAACATGGCCGGAGACAAACGTGCACTGTATCTTAAATTGTTCAGTGGCGAAATGTTCAAAGGCTTCCAAAATAACACAATCGCTCGCGATTTGGTTATGAAGCGTACCTTGAAGAACGGCAAATCAATGCAGTTCATCTATACAGGTCGCACCAAATCAGAATTCCATACGCCTGGAAATAGCATCCTTGGTGATAGCAACAATGCTCCTCCTGTAGCTGAGAAGACGATCACGGTTGATGACCTGTTGATCAGCTCAGCATTCGTTTATGAATTGGATGAGGTACTCTCTCATTACGATTTGAGGTCTGAGATTTCACGTAAGATCGGCTATGCTTTGGCCGAAAAATATGACCGCTTGATCTTCCGTGCCATTGCACGTGGTGCTCGTGCAGCATCACCGATCACTAAGGCTGGTTATGTTGAACCAGGTGGTACTCAGATCCGTGTTGGTACAAACAACCAAGCATCTGATGCTTATGTTCCTGCTTCTTTGATCAACGCTTTCTATGACGCCGCAGCTGCGATGGACGAGAAGGGTGTTAGTTCAGAGGGACGTGTGGGTGTACTTAACCCCCGTCAGTACTATGAACTGATCCAAGCTGTTGGTTCTAATGGTCTTGTTAATCGTGACGTACAGGGTACTGCCCTGCAGTCTGGTAACGGCATCATTGAGATTGCTGGTATCAAAATCTACAAGTCAATGAACATTCCATTCTTTAGTTCCTATGGTACTAAGTATGGTTCTGCTTCTGCTACTAATCCTGGTGTTGCCGATCCTGGTAATACTGGTTCATTTGTTGCTGAAGCTGTTGAAGATGCTGCTAACGATGTTACAGGTATCAACAACGAGTACGGTGAAGAAACCGAATTCGCTAACAGTTGTGGTTTGATCTTCCAGCGCGAAGCTGCTGGTTGTGTCGAAGCAATCGCTCCTCAAGTCCAAGTGACTTCAGGTGACGTTTCTGTTATCTATCAGGGTGACGTTATCCTTGGCCGTTTGGCTATGGGTGCTGATTACCTGAATCCAGCCGCTGCTGTTGAACTTGTTGCAGGTGCTGCAGCCGGTTCTACTGGTAACGCTGCTTTCTGATTTTTATATATCATGTGGGAGTCTCTTCGGAGGCTCCTTTTTTTTAATTCTTTATTGAGAATAATACTCATTATCAATTTATGGCCTTCCCTACTACTGGCTCCAATACTGAGCTACAAGCTGTTAATCAGATCCTGGCGTCAGTTGGTCAGGCTCCTGTCACTACACTGACAACTGATGAAACTTTCGTACTAAATGAAGTTTCAAGCTTTACTGGTTCTATTTCCGGCACCACTCTAACTACTACAACAGCTAACATTCCAGTCGGCACCTATATTGGTGGACCTGGTGTAACTGTTGGTACATCTATTGCCGTTGCAGGTGTAGAAGTATCCCCAGCTACAGACCCTGTTACATATAATTATACTGTTAATATTTCTCAGACTGTATCCAGTCAGATCTTAACACAGTCTATTGCTACAAGTAGAATTGAATCCCAAACCAACCCGGACGTTGCGATTGCACTCAACACCCTAAGAGAAGTGTCTCGTGAAATACAATCAGAAGGCTGGTCTTTTAATAAAGAATCAGACTATCCAATTACACCTGACTCATCTAATGAAGTAATCATTGCTAACAATATACTTCATATGGATTTGAATAGAACTTATACACAAAATTTAGATAGAGATAGTATTAATCGTGAAGGCAAACTTTACGATAAAACTGCCCATTCATTTACTTGGACTGATGCTACTTTATACGTAGATGTTATTTGGTATTTTGATTGGCCTAGTATTCCTACTGTCATTCAAGCCTTTATCATTGCAAGAGCTGCAGCAATTGTGTCTAGTAGAATTATTGGTGATCCTAATCAATATCAAATCCTAATACAAAAAGAAGCTTTTGCTAAATCTACAGCTTTAGAATACGAATGTAATCAAGGAGATTACTCATTCTTTGGTAGTCCTAAAGGTGGTAATTTCTATAAAAGCTTTCAACCGTTCCATACTTTACAACGCTAATGCCAGCAGTAACTCAGCTAATACCAAACTTTCTTGGTGGTGTCTCACGACAAAATGATGACAAAAAATTATTAGGACAAGTAACTGAATGCGTTAACGGTTACCCTGATCCTACCTATGGTCTATTAAAAAGACCAGGGATGAAACATACTAATGTATTAAAGAAAGCTGATGGTACTGCATTTACTAAGGCTGAACTAGATGGTGCTGCTTGGCTCTTTATTGAACGTGATGCAGCTGGATCTTACATTGGTGCTATTAAAGGTACAAACATTTATGTATGGACTGCAGCTGATGGTACGTGGTGTACAGTTACTAATAACGGTGCATCCTATCTAACAGGTACTAAACAGAATGATTACCATTTTCGTAGTGTACAAGATGTCACAGTAATCTCAAATAAAACCGTTACAACTGCTATGCAAGCTGCAGGTACTTTTGTATCTGGTGCAGTAGCTACACTTAAATTGGTATCATTAATCGATACATATTCATATGAAGTAAAGATTCAAAACATAGCTACAACAGTTACTGCTCAAAGCAGTACAACTTTTGATGACATGCTGCTATACAATGGTAGCAGTATTAATACTAATCATCATCTGGTGGATGCTATTAAAGCAACTATTGAAGCACAACATGCTGCATCTAATGCAGATTTTAATGGTGTATGGTATCTAGAAGGTTACACAAATAGTCTTGTTATTAAACGTACTACTGGTACAAATGCTGTTGTCACTGATTATAGTGCAACATCAGGTACAGATGTAGCATTTTCTATCGAAGCAAAAGGTGGTCTAGGTAATACATCTCTTGAAGTATTTGAAGATGATGTTGATGATATTGTAAAATTACCTGCCGAATCATTTCATAACCATTTCGTAAGAATATTAAATACTGATTCTGCTGATGATGATTATCATCTTAAATATATTGCTTATAATAATTTAAGAGGCAGAGGTTACTGGAAAGAAACTGTTGCACGTGATTCATCACCAGGTCTTGATGCTGCTACAATGCCATATCAACTTGAAAATACAGGTGCTTTAACTTTTGCATTTAACCCTATTCCATGGAAAGCACGTGAAGCTGGTGATGACGTAACAAGTCCTCTACCATCTTTCATTGGATTTCCTGTTCAAGCCTCTTTCTTCTATAGTAATAGATTCGGTTTGTTATCACAAGATAATGTAATCTTTGGTATATCAAACGATACTTTTAACTTCTTCATTAAATCTGCTTTAACACAAGTTGATTCAGATCCTATTGATTTAAATGTATCTAGTGTAAGACCAGTTACTTTGTCTGATGTCTTACCATCACCACAAGGTCTATTGCTGTTTAGTGCACGACAACAGTTTCAAGTGTACTCAACTGATGTTAGTATTCTAACCCCCACTACTGCTGTTATTAGATCATTGTCTAACTATGAAATGGCAACTGATATAGCACCTGTAGATGTTGGTATTACATCCGCCTTTATTAATAGAGTACCAGGTTATAGTAAGTTATTTACTATGCAACTACGTGATGTAGAACAAAGCCCACTTGTTGTTGACATCAGTAAGATTGTACTTGAATGGATACCTGATACTGTAGACGGTCTGACTGTTAGTCCACAGAACTCTGTGGTTATGTTGATTGATAGGTCTACATCTTACCTATATCTTTATAGATATTATAATAATGGTGAAAAAGATTTATTTCAAGCATGGACTAAATGGGAATTACCAGGTACTATTCAAACTGCAGATATTATTAATGACTCTGTAGTTATTGTATCTCAGCATGAAAATGAATACACAATAGGTAATATTATCCTTGATGAGATCCCCTCAGGAAGCTCTATAACAGGTGCTACCAGTATTACTGGTAATACATGCCTAGACATGGCTACAAGGCCCGTCAAGCCGCACTCATCGGTCAATGCGGTAGTATATGATGCAACCAATGAGGTTACTAAAATCTATACACCCTATACACCATTCCAACAAAAGGAAGCTATCATGCTTCTTAGTGTACCTGAAGCAGATGTAGGCTTACCTGCAGCTGTTGATGCTGATGCTGGTTTCTATTTAGCTGCTACTGAACGTACTGAAATCGGTACAGGTTACCGTTACTTTGAAGTAAAAGGTGACTATACAAGTTATGCAGATGGTATCGTTATAGGTTATGGTTATGATTTTGAAGCAACTCTGCCTAAATTTTATTATAAACGTGATGCTACTACATCAGACTATACAGCTACATTAACTATATCAAGAGTTACATTTTCTGTTGGTAGAACAGGTCCAGTTTTATTTAAAGTAAAAGCTGGCGGTTCTGATGAATGGAAGAATGTAGAATATGTAACTGATGCTGGTACATATCTAGCAGACAGTAGCCCTGTAACATCTGAACATCAATTCACCATACCAATCCATCAACGTAATACTAATTTTGAACTTAAAGTGACAAGCAATTTTCCATACCCTGTATCGTTGGTGTCGATGACATGGGAAGGTATTTATTCACCACGATTCTATAGGAGGACTTAATTATGCCTTTTGGCACAATTGCACGCTGGATTTCAGGAGACGATCCAAACAAAAGAGCACGGAAAGCAGAAAGAAAACAGCAAGATGAATTAAAAAAACAAGCCACTGCAATCTATGAACAGGAAAAGAAAATATTCAATGCAAATAAAAAGAATTATTTAGCGGAACGTGACTATGCATATGATACTGCTGTTACTAATTGGGAGTATGGTAAAACAATTCAAGATTTTTCATACTCTAAAGATTTAGCTTCATACCTTAAAAGTGAAGATATTTATGATACAACCCGTGCTTCTAATCAAGTTGCTGCAAAATTAGCAAGGTCTGATGAATTAACTGCTATACAAGACCTTGAATTAAGCCATGCGTTTCAACGTGAAGCAATGCTCTCTGATTTGTCTGGTGAAATAAAAAGAGGAGGAATTCAAAAATTAGAACAAGGTGTTAAATTATCCGGCATTCAAAACAATCGTAGAGCAAGTGCTGGATTAATACAACAACAGTTAAATACATTAACTACTCAGACTACTTTTGATAAAGAAGCTAAACTTATTGAAGGTTTACAGAAAAGCGGTAGAGCTGCTTTAGGTCAAGCAGGTGTATCACGTAAAAAAACCTTACAATCTACTGCTGCAGACACTTTCCGCAGTTTGGTTGAGCTTGATTCATCCCTATCTGGTGCTAGAAATAAAGCTAATATAGATTTATTAAAGGTAATGATTGATTCTAGTCTTAATGAACAACAAGTTGGTCTTAATTTAGAAACAATTGATCTTGGGATTAATAGAGCTAGAGAAGAAGTTAAGTATAACAATAGAGTTCTTAATGCTAACATGGACAGTGCTGTTATGCAAATGGAGCGCAACCTCCAAAGAATTTCTTTAGAAAAAATGAATGCAGATCTACAGGCTGAAGCCAATCTTAATATATTCCCTGAAAGATTTGATTACGCACCTAAACCAATAATAACGCCAAAACGTGAGTTTGTAAAACCAGTAAAACAAGAAGCGCCTACAGTTCCTAAAGGACCACGTGTGTCTACAGGTATTGACTCAGTATTTGAGGTGATAGGTGAGGTAGGTGATATTGTTGGAACCGTACTGGGTTTTGGTGATCTTGCCAAGCAGCTCCCTGGCTGGGACGATATGTTTGATTTCGGTGGAAAAGCTTCTGATGATACACCATTTGATATTAACTTTGATTCTGGCCTTGGCAACAACATCGGAAACTTTGGCGGTGGCAAGAGTTTCTTTTAACTAACTAACTAACTATGGCACGAATACAATACCAACCCGCTACAAAACCAAGAGGATTCCAACCTATTCAACTTAGTAGGGCTGGTATTGCTCGAATGGAAGAAGAAGGTAACAGGGTAATCCGTAACCTAGAACAGCAACGTGACGCTACAAATAACCAACGGCGAGATGATCTGCAAGCAATGCAGGCAAACTCTGCTTATGAAAATCAAGCACGAGAAAGAAACCAAAGAACTTTAGAAGCTAATATAAAACAGGAACAAATAGCAGCAGAAAATGAAAGAAAATTTAAGATAGCAGAAGCTGACCGGAAATCAAAAAATATTGAGTCAGCAGTAAATGGATTACTTGATTTTAGTACAACTCTTGCAAAACAAGCTGGTGAAAGAACCAAGCAGATGATTGAGGATCAGACTGCAGAAGGTGCTCAATTTCGCCGTCAAGAATATCTTAATAGTCCTGAACTACAAAGTGATTTTGCAACAGTTGAAAGTCAAGTTTCAGTTCAAACAGAAATACTTGATCAGAATACAATACAAAATGGTGCTAAAGGTTTTGACTCATCTTTAGAAACAGCTAAAAATCTTGCTGCTAATCCTGGTAGAGGTTATTATTGGAAGAAGGGTTACTATAATGAACTTATTATAGAACAAACCCCACTGCTTGTTAATAGAGCACTTCAAGGTACTGAAAATATTTTTACTGATCAAGCAGGTAATAAATTTTCTGGCATAGAAGCTGCAGGTGACCCTGATAAAATGCGTATTGTACTAGGTCAAGTACAAAATAGTTTATATGGATCAACTGGTTTAAATATTAATTCTCTTGAACCTGGGTTTCTAGAAAAGTCAAATAAGTTTGTTGATGAATTTACTTCTACTTCAATACAAAGGGCATCAGCAACCGCAACCCAGAATATTTATAAGAACCTTACTCTACAAGCAGGAGACCTTATGGATCAAGGTAGGGTTGCAGACGGTTATAGATTATTACTAAAAATCCCTTCTGTTGGTAGAGAAGGTGCTTTAAATAAAGTTTTTGATTTATACTCTGCACAAAATGCTGATGGTACATTTCGTTATTCAGTAGATGAATTAAACAGCATAAAATTATTAGGTGATAAAACTATTCTTGAAGAACGTGGTAACAGCCAACGTTATCAAAATGCTATAGCTGCTAGACGTAAGGCTCTATCAGATTACAGACGTGATGATGCTGCTTTTACTAAGCAAGAGGCTAAAGATTTTGCTAATAAAGCACTACCACAAATGATAGAGTATTTTGAAAGTGCTAATGCACAAGGTGACTTAGCAGGCGCAGCTACGTTTGAAAAGGAATTTTATGAAAAGTACCCTAATCAATCATTGCCTAGTAGTTATGTACGAGCAAAACAAGCAGCGTTAAAAGGAAATTATGATGCTGAAGTAGCTACTATTCAAGCTAGAGCCAGAACTCAAACGTTAGACAAAGAATTTGTTGACGCTATTGAAAGCCCTAAATTACAACTTGCTGCTATTAAAGCATTGAAAGAACAAGAAGCAGCTAAGTATGGCCCTAAGTATGCTACAATGAAAAAAAGTTTACTTTCTGAAGCTAAGACATTAACAAAATTTGATCCTACTGTAGAAGGACCAGGCTCTGGTACAACTATTATGGTGACTAATGCTCTTAAAAATGAATACACATATTTCTTTAAATCTTTAGTTGATAAAGGTGTGCCTGTTGATGCAGCTGCTGATCAAGCTTATACACAACTTAAAGATTATATTGCTAAAGCTGCAACAGATAAAACAAACATATTTTATAAAGAAACAGGTGCACTTAATACACCAATTTTCCCAAAGATTCAAGGCACTACTCAAACATTATCAGCTAGTTCTCAAGAACAACGTAATAAATTAAATAAACTTATTTTAAAAAATAATGCAAACGTTGGTAGTATTTTTAGTATGCCAAATGCTGTATTATCTGAAACTCAAATTGAAACTACTATAAATTCTTATTATGCTAATGATGGTACTTTTAGGATTCCACTAGCTGTTCAATATGCGTCACCACTTGCAAAAACAGATCCTATAACTGCTATTAATGAACAGATTCAAGCATCTAATGAAAAGCATGGGAAGAATAGAAGGTTGCTGACACCCTCACCAGTTGAAGAAGCTATCTTTGATCAAGTACCTTCAGTTCAAAAACTATTTACTGATTTTGAGAAAATGTCTACAACTAGACTTTCTCGTGGTACGGCGTACCTTACACGTACAGCTGGTCCTATGAGAGCTAGTATGTCCAGTCAAAGTACTGGAGTGAGTGGTCAAATTTCAGGTAACGGTTATGAGGATACAGATGGTCAAGACACTGGAGTTAATATTGAACTTTTTGGTCCTCAAGGGTTAACTGGAAAAACAGGTGATCATCAATCTAAAACTGGTGCATATGGAGGAAGACGAGCACCAATTGCAACCCCATTTGAATTAACTTTCAATGAGTTTGTACCTGGAGGCAGAAATGCAGGAGCTAAATCAATTACTACACAAGGTAGTACAGATAGAGTAGTAAAAGGTACTGCACCAGGAGGTTTTGGTCACATCGGTTCTTATACTTATACAGATGAAAATGGAGATCAGTATGAAATTATGCTGGCCCACGGTGATCAACCTTTTAATTCATTTAAAGAAGGACAGGTAATTCCAGCAGGAACACTTCTTGGTTATCAAGGCGCAAGTGGTTCTAGTGATGATGGCGCTGGTGGAGGATATGACCATATAAGTCTTCATGTCAACTCTTACGGTAATGGAGATCCAAATAGAATTATCAGGCTATTTACAGAATCACTAATTAATTAAAAAACAAACAACATGAACGATCCATTAGATTATTCAAATGTTGGCAGTGAACAAATGTTGAGTGAAGAAGATAGTAACACACAACTCTCTAATGAACAAATAGAAGAAATTCAACAGAGAGTTGATGCTTACGAACAGCAACAACAGCAACTTCAAGAACAAGAGACACAACCTTCTACGGAAGGTCAAACTGCACCAACATCTGAACAACCTCTGCCTACGGGTGAGGTTACAACGCAACCTGAAATGGATGCTGAACCATTTGATTCAAGTAAAGATTATTCTTATTACGAAGCCCAAGGTATGAGCCGTGGGGAATGGAACCGTTTACAAATGAGCGGTGGTATCGGTGCTGAAATGGAAGGTTTCGCTACTGATCCTAGATACGCTTTTGAACTAGCAACTGCTGTTCCTGTTGGTGGTGTATTAGATCCAGTCACTGAGTTAGCTAATAAATTCCTACCAAAAAGTGCACAGATTCCTAAGGTAACACCTTATGAAAATGGTGTATCATCAGCAGTAAGAGCTATTTCTTCTGTTGTTGTTCCTACATTAGCCTTTCAAGGCGCTGGTATGGCTCTAGCATCTAAAGCACAAGGAGCTTCTACTTCAGTTCTGGGAGCTGGTAACGTCATTAATAGGTTGGGTAATACCGCCTTTATGAAGTTTCTAGGTTCTAGGGGTGTAGAAGCAGGTGCTAGTGTTGCTGTCGGTGCATTTAGTTCTGAGTATGAGGAAGATAATGCTTTCGGCGCTCTTAAGAAAGCCTTGCCACCACAGTATGATTTTATCCCTGATAGCTGGGCTACATTAGATACTGATAGTGCTGATGAAAAACGCATTAAAAACATTAATGAAGATTTGGGTCTTGGGTTTCTCATTCCATTTGTAGGGTTTCTTGGTAAGTTTGGTTCTGCAATTAATGAAGTAGGACAAGTATTTAAAAGAGCACCTAAAATGGTAGGTGAAACATCTCAAGCTAAGAAGATTATTAATGACTTAACACCAGCTGCTAAAAGTGATGATGCAGTAGAAGAACTATCTAGGTATGCTGCTAAACAAGAAGCAGATCTTGATGAGCTTGGATACTACAATCAAGCTATGAATTCTGATGCTAATGTTCCATTAAAAGGGGTTAATGACCTTTATGATTGGAATGAAGTGGGGATGCGTTCTCTTGATGATTTTGGTATCATTGGTGCTAGTGTTGATGCAGTACGTGTTGCTAAAAACAAAGGATCAGTTTATGGTCGTTTGGGTAACTTTATCAGTGAACCTGCTCGTAAGTATGCTATTACTACACCAGGTGGTGTCGAAGAAGTTACGCTTGGTCTTACAAAACAACTTAAAGATGCTGACCGTTATGGTATGGAAGCAGCTGATTGGTCAATTAATTTTGATGAAATCTCTGAACAAGGCGATAACTTAGTACTTGAACTGTTTGACCCTACTGTTGGTGTTGATGAGATTCGTAAGATTCTTGATCCTGTCATTGTAAAAAATGAGTTTGGTGTCGAGACATTAACTGATGAAGGTTATGCTGGTATCTTTAGGATGATCAATGATCAAGCTAAAGAATTTACTGGTATGGATATTGCTAAAGCACAAGCTTATACTGCTACTTCTTTATCAGGTCAAATTGCTGACCTATCTGAAGGTGTTAGACTTAACCGAGGTTCAGCTGCTGTTGATCAAGCTAAAGAAAAGATTCGTGATAATCTTGCATATCTACAACAACTACAAGGTACTACTAAGTATTATTTAGATAAGAAACGTGGTATTATGCGTTTAGGTGAAAAAGCTCGCGCATTTGGTAAGACACCTGAACAACTTGTCAAACAAATCCAAGAGGAAACACCACAAGCTTTACGCATTATTCAAGACGAAAGTGATAGGTTTACCCAAAGCTGGGAGTATTTACAAGATAATAACCCAGAAGTTCTTGATTCATTCCTTGAATTATATGAACTTAGTGACGGTAAGATCAATAGTATTACTAAAATGAATGAAGATATTCTTAATAGCTTTGTTCGTTGGCGTCCACTTATTGAT